AGGCAAACGAACGTTGTCAGTGCCGTTATGGTAGCTAATGTCGCCTGTTGTCGTAGTTGGCGCAAGCGCATCAAACGCTGCGGTTTGTGAAGTATTCCCAGTACCGCCGCGAGAAATTGGAAGCGTTCCAGTTGTGCCGCCATCAATCGGTAAACCAGTAGCGTTCGTCAGTGTTGCGCTCGAAGGTGTACCAAGCGCCGGAGTAACAAGTGTTGGCGAGGTACTAAGCACCACGTTTCCTGAACCTGTCGATGTTGTTACGCCTGTGCCGCCGTTTGCGACTGCTAAAGTTCCTGTTACGTTACTGAAATCGGCTGCTAGAAAAGTTTTCCACGCAGATCCGTTGTAGTATTTGGAAATGTTGGATGTGGTGTTGAAGTACACAAGACCTGATGCAGTGCTAGCTGGGTCAGAAGCTAAGTTTTCAAACTGTGCGGCGATTAGTTGACTGTAGATGTAGGCCATTATTCAATCCCCACTAAACGGTACGAGCCCGCAGGCAATGCCGTACCCAAGGTTATAAACACGTTCGTCGTCGATGTCGCCCTAATCGGCACGTACATTACTTCGTAATCGTTTGTGTTGCTCTTAAGCTGCCATATGGCCTTGGTTGCGTCCACTCCTGAAACAGTCACGTTCTTTGTCGTGTCCGTTCCATTCCAGACGGTATCCGTCTCATAACGATTGGCCCCGACCTTTTTGAAAGTCGTGCCAGTGTCCACGTAACAACTCTCGTCGGCCGTATTGTAAACAAGGCGGCCTCTGTTTTGTGTATTGGCAGAGGGGTTGACGGCCACATTCTCAAACCGCAAACCAAAGTATTCGCCCTTTGAGTAAACGTGACGAAGATTGTTCGATGAGCCCCCAAGGTCTGTTCCACTCCAACCTCCCGAATAGCTAGCATCGGTGAAAGGCCGCAATGTATCCTTGAACTGAACAAAACCCTTTGTCGCATGTGCGGTTGATTCTAAATTTAAATTCTCACTAGCAGCGGTTCCGCCCTGAACACTCTGCCCGCCCGCACGTCCAGTAAGCATTACAAACTGAGTGTGCCCACTATCCCCAGTAGTAAGTCCACTAAGACCACTATGCGAAATCTCAGTGTCCGGAGCAGAAGCAAGCCACTGGCTACCGTCATAAAATAATGCGTCACCCGACTGCGCAGGAAGAGTCCGCCCCGCATCCCTATACGGAGCGGACCGTAACGTCAGAAGGTCCGTTATTGTAATTTCAGAAGCACCACCGATAGCTCCGTCAATCCAGAGCTTGTTCCATACGTTGCCCGTCTTTCCGATGTCAAAGCTGGAATCGGTCCCCGGAAATACTCCGGAGTCAAATCGCGAAAGTCCCGTACCATTTGGCGCAAGAATGAGATTACCGTTCGCGTCAGTCGTAGAAATCGTGTTGCCATTGAGATTTAAATTATCCACTGAGATTAAAGAGCCCGTACCGGAAACAGTCAACGAGCCGTTCGTTACCGTTACATTCGCGTCCGAAACTGCAACATCGGCAGTTACAAAATCCGTATCAAAATGATGGCGGATCTTTCCTGTGCCATCTGCGTACAGATTCAAATTTCCGTTTACGTCTGTTGCTCGTATTTCGTTGTCCTGAATGCGGACATTGTCGACAAACACCTTGCCGAAAGTGCCTTCTCCGGTTGTCGTTATGTTCAACGCATTGAACGACACCGTTGCCGATAAGGACGCAATATTGCCATTTGTAAATGTAAAATCAGCTATAGTCGTACTTGCTGCGAAAGCAGAAGCAGAACCCGTAGCAGAAACAGAGTTGAATGTACCAACTCCGGTTGTTGTCAAATTTTCGTTGCTGAAGTTTATTGTGCCTGAGCTGTCCGTTATGGAGCCAGAGCCAAGTACCAACGAGCCGGAAGTTACAGTCCCAGTGGTGCTCAAGTTTTCATTGTCGAAGCTAATTGACCCAGAGCTATCAGTAATAGCACCGCCAACTAAATTCAACGTTCCTGACTGATATTCCTGCGACCAAATCTTTTTGAAACGGTTCGCTGTAGTGCCAAGATCAAATGTATTGTGCGATACAGGACGAGAGTTGTCACCAAACTGTACGTATCCAGTGCCAGCTCCAACACCGTCTCCACTGTTCGCAAAAAGAGTAAGGTTAGTATTAGCAGAAGCACCACCGTAAATACTCTGGCCCGCGAGAGTCCCCGTAACAGCCACTCCGGATGCGTCAAGATCATCGTAGCCTCTTTGCTTTACGTAGATATCCTGCGTCTTTAAAAGAAAGCCTTGCAGAATGGAGTCAGTGCCCCAGTCAAGATCGTAAATCTTGTGCCAACTTGCAGAAGCTTCGCCTTCTCTCTGCTCCCAACGGTACGATGCCGCTTTTCCGTCGCCGTCATCAGTGACAACACGCATGTCATTAATTGTGTTGCCAACAGCAGGCAACGCTGCTGGAGTTGCTACGGCAGGTAGCGACTGCGGGTAAAGAACAGCAGTAATATAATCAAGCGCGCCAGAAACGGAACTTATTCCCGGCAACGCAGAATTTATGTACGCAAATTCATCGAGGGTATGGCGAAAAGGATGCTGATTTGCATTCCAGATTTGAAAACGAGAATGTTGAAAAATCATCGTTTAGTATCCTTAGAAGAGATCCCAAGCACTATTCCAAGTACCAGTATACTCTTTCATGAATACAATTCGCGATGTCACGCCGGAAAAAGAGTACCTCACCACTGAGCAAGGAGTGCCGTTTTGAGCGTTGGCAGGAGCCGTGTACACATACTCGGAACGATTGTTCACATCGTACTCAATGTGCTGCTTTACGAGCTCGTTAACTTGTGTCTTTAAATGCCCCGTGTCATTAGGTGCTACGGCCATGAAATGCTCCTAAATGGGGCCGAGGCCCCATCCACTAGAATACGTAAAACACGTAAACGCTCAACTCACCGGCAGTTAATGCTGCTGTGTTGATAGACAAAGACAAAGTCTTGTCTGCCGTGGTCACAACTGCATCCGCTAGAGTACCGAAATCCGGCACGCCTTGAATCTTCGCTCCAGAGCTGAAACTTGCGACAGCTTCGGCGGCTAGAAGGTCGTTGGCGGCCTGCGAGTTTAGGTCAATCGTTGCGGAACCGCCTGATGTGAGCGCAGTCGTCACATGTACAAACGCATTCAAGATCACTGCGCCTGATGGGATAACAAGAGTTGAAACACCGTCTTGATCTTTCAAGTTGATGTCACCAACCGCACCGCCGTCACGAGAAAACTTGTAGCTTCCTTTGACGCAGTTCATGTTCTTGTGCACCAAGTCGCCAAGCTTATTTTTAGCTGAAACCCAGTCGTTAGACTTGTTTAAGCCGTCTTTTACTGTTTGAGATAGCATTTAAGTCTCCTAAAAGATGTGAGGGGACTGACTTGTCATGGACAGAGGTCTAGTCCCCGTTGGGTCAACTATTAGTAGCTGATCGAGTGAATGATACCGTTGTGTCCGGGTTGCTCGAACGTGGATTCGCCGAACAAACACGCATCAACGATATACTTGAAGCCAGAGGTCGAACGGACTTCAAAGTATTCTTTACCGTCTGGCGATGCGCGCTTTTTGAAACCGCCGTTGGTGTTGAATGTCATTGAATTCCAGTCGATGATTGGGATGATATCGTCGTCCATCTCTTGGATGCCGACCAAGGTCAGCGTACCTTTTACAGATGTGATTTCGATTTCAGTCCAGCCGTACAAAGACGCGCTCGGCGCTTTTGTAACTGCGAATGGCCCCTTTTGCGTTTCGATCAACTTCATGATCGAACCAAGGTGCTTGTAGGACATCAGGAATGTGTTCGCCATCCCTTTGGCCTTCTTGCGGACTTCGGTGTATGCATCGAACAACTTATCAAGGATGTTGGATGCAGTGATCGAAGCACCGGATACGTTGACTGCTTGCAAGTGAGGCCATGCGAGCTTACTTACGTTGTGCAAGTTAGCTGTGCCGCCGTTTGCCGCAGACAAAAGTGCTTGACGAAGTGATGTGTAACTTCCGCCTGCGGAAGATAGACCATCATGGTAGCACTTCGCACTTTGTGCGGTTGTGTACGCAGAAACGTTAGCTGCTGCGCCGCCACGTGTCGATGAAACGGTAACTTCGGAAGAGTTAACGTTGATTGCGATGACGTAGTACGCCGCTGCTGCGGTGTTGCCATCTTCCAAGAACAATTTCTGTCCGATTTGGAAGCGGTCGATCTTGTCAACAGTGATTACGCCACCGGCAGTGCCGTCAGCGGTCAATGTTGCGAAGTGTGGTCCCGATCCAAGTTGAACCGAAACAACCATCTTCATGTATTCCATCATGCGCTCAATTTCATCCGGAAGGATTTTGAGGAATGTGGATTCTGGAATCTTGCCGCTGTGATCCATAAGATCGCGGTGGTTGAATTGCAAGGATGCCCAGCATTCTACGTAGTCTGATACGTAGCCGCGAACAAATTGCGATTCTGCAATGTCGGTGTCACCAGTTAGGCCACCGAATTTTAAAGAAGACGCGCCCGCACCTTTGAAGGGCACAATCAACTTGCCGCCCTTCCAGTCGTTGCGCTTTTTGATCTTCTGAAGGATGTAGTCTCGCTTGATGAGCTCTTCAAACAAAAGCTCGTTCGGCAAGTATTCGTTTAGCATATCTTGAAATGTACGATTGGTACTCATTTATATAACTCCTTTTAAACTCCGGCAGCGGCCTCAGCCATTCTGCGCAGATCGTCTAGTGATTTTGGTGTTTTCTTTACGGCAGAAGCGCCTCGACCTTGGATATTAGGAAGCACGGGCTTACTATTCGGCTGCACAACTTTTGTTGTCGCGGCAGCAGAATGTCCATCCATGGACATCGGAGCCTGCATCCCTACTATCCTCATGACCTCGCTGACCGCTTGTTCTGCGGAGATGTCTTGTCCGCTCGCTGCGTGCAGTTGACCACGTCGAATTACTTCCATACGAAACGCTCCCGGTTGACCTAACCGTGAGTCGAACATTTGCGCTACCGATGCAACGTCCGTGCGTGAAAGTTGCTGGTCAAGCTCAAACGTTCTTTGCTGAACGCGCAGTTGCTCGTTGCTTTGAGCTAGCTGCTGGTATCTTTGCTCCGCCTCTTCTTGCCTTTGCTGGGCCGCCCGCTGCGATGCTAAGTATTCTTGTTGTTCAGGTGTTCTCTGCGCATATTCTAATGCGAAACGCAGCACCTTTTCAATAGGCAAGTCGAAAGCTTGGAAAAAACCCTCCAAGTCCCCTGCCTGAGCCATTCCTACGACTTTGTTAAGTGCCTCTTCGGTCTGCGTGTGTGTTTTCTTTAGTTCTTCGTACTGGGTCTTTATTGCCTGCCTATCGTTTTTCACATGCTCAAGCCCGTAAGCCTTGGCGTAGAGGTCTCTCGCCTTCTTCTCGGTATCGGCATCCTTGATAGATTTTTTCACCCACTCATCAAACTCAAGCTCTTGATCCATGACCTTGAATTTGTAGTTTGGAGAGTAGACGCTCTCGGCAGTCCCACCCGCAACCGCACCAGCCTTTGCGCTAGTGTCAGTTCCAGCCGTCTTCTCTGCCGCCGCCCCAACTTCTACACCCTCCGTAGCCACTGCACTGCCTGCACCAGTGTCCGCCGTTGCAGTCGTCTCATTTCCTTGAGACTTAGAAACATCCGTCATGCAAAACTCCCTTATTGCATTTGGGTTTGTAAATCAGGCTGCCCACCACGCTGAGCCATCAGCATGTTGGCAACCTGTGAAAGCTGGTGTTGATTCATCTGCTCAAGCTTTTCTGCGCTAGATCCCTGCGCATCCAAAGTCTTAATGAGCCAATCCAAAGCCTCGTAAGGCATGCGCACACGTTTTGGAGCCTTGTTCACATCATCACTAGGCACGTACATGTCGCAAGCCACCATCGCTCCACCCGTTGGCACACGCTCTTCATCAAGTGCTGCGGCTTTTGCGGCTTCGTCCGCTTGTTTTTGTAAATGTATCTGCTCGTATTTGCTGTAAAGCTCTTGTACTTCCGGAGAAAGCATCTGAAAGTCGCGTTTTTTCATCCGCGAAGCCACTTTTTGCAGTACAAAATTACTATCGTCTTTAGGTGAAATATGGGGGAATTCCCCACGTTCTAAGGCCAAAAAGTCGTTCTGAACGTTGGTTTCGTTCATCGTTAGGTCTTCAAAATCATCTTTCCAGTTACCAAACGGCAGGTTTTTAACGATTTTTCCGATGTCTTCACGTGAAAGCTGCTGGCCCACGTACTGAAGTATCTGGGTCACAGTCATTTGACGACCTAGACGACTTTCCAGCGACTCATCACCCTCCTCCACAACGATTTTGTAGCAAAGTGGCGAGCTATTTCTGAACTCCGAGATGTTTGCGATCTCATCTGTGCCAATCGCCTCGATCAACTCCTCATCGGACATGTACTTTCGTGCAAGCTCAAGTGCTGTGAACGTGGCATCAATCCAAAACTCAGAGAACTTTTCCTGATAAAAGGAAAAGTATGACTGCTCCTTCATGGAGCGATACAAAAGTGTGTACGGATCAAGATTTGACTGCTTTTCACGGTCAATCTCATCGATAAGAAGGGCCGCACCCATCTCAATTACCTGACGGTCAACGTAGCCTTGGTATTGACTGCCGTCACGGCCCGGCAAGATGGTTGGCGGAGCTCCTTGATACGTTAGCCCTCGGACTCCGGGTAACAGGGCTCCCGGAGAGACCTTAGTACCGCTCTGGTAAAGCACTTTATCATCTCCCAAGGTAACTTGATGAAGTGCGGTTTGCGAACTCGCACGATTGATTTCACTTTGCCAAGGACGTGCGACCTTAATAAAACTTGTTGCTCTACATTTCGTTGGATGCTCATCAAATCCCGCCCATTTAATAGGGAAAATACCGAATGGAAGTGGACCTTCCTCTAAAATACCGGCCTGCGTTGTGAGATAAAAGTAACCGTCGGGATATTCGTGACTCGGACGAAAGTAAAACTCCCGCAAACATACTTGGTCTTTTTCTCTTGAGTAACCCATGCGCTCAGAATCAAAAATAATGAAGTCCTCTTTCGACTCCACAAGATATTTTTGCTTCTCGTTGTCGCCTTTGTACTTTTCCTTCAGCTTTTTTAGCGGCTCAAGACGCTCAATTCCAATAAACGTAGAGCCCGCCATGGATTTTGCCGAAGTGTCTCTGAAAATCTGATGACCGAAAATTCTTTCCCACACAATCTCGCCTGTCATCACTGGCTTTGATTCATCTGGGACAGGCTGGCCCATTTCATCAAGCACAGGCTCACCGGTTTCAGAAACTTTCCCTTCGTATCCTTTGAGATATCCTTTCATCGGATCGAAGTACATCCTCAGACACACCTCACCAATGCGGCAGTAGTCATCCGCACTGTATCGCAGCACACTTCGCGTTTTGTTTCTGTGTTTTAAGTAGTCGTTTACTTTTTTATTTAGCTCGGCGGTCTTCTGATCTTGGATGTTCGTAGGATTTTGGGGCGCTACGGTTGCGCCCTGTGTTTTAGATAAAATATGATTCACGTAGAGACGCAAATACTTGTGTATCCAGTTTTTCGTGATGCGAAGCTTTTGCGTGTCGTTACTCGTCTCGACATTAGAACGAACTCTATTCCAACTCGATCCATTTCTTTTGGAGTAATGCTCTCCTGCGGAAAGCAAAATGTTGCTCCGCATTTCTGCATACGATTCTTTATCCGCTGATTTTCCGTCCGTGTATAATTGATTTAACTCATCAATCTTAAGTGTCGGCATTTAGTTGTCTCCTGCTGCCCAAAAATCCATCAATCATCTCCTGCTCAAACGCAACCGGATCATCAACCATTAGTTGAGATACACGTGCGTCCTCAAGAAGTTGAGATTCCATAATGGAGGCCTTGGGCTCTTGTTTGGTTTCGTTAGGTGCGCCCACGCTTTCCGGCGATGGCAAATCGTACTGGTAAGTTTTTGGCAGGTCTTCTATGGCCAGACGACCCCGGTCGGCGAACTCCAACTCAACTTCGCCCATCTTAAGGGTCTTGAGATTGAAACGTGCGCCCGCTTCAATGATACGGCATAAATCTTTAGCTGACAAATCAGTTACCATACATCTCATTCCAAAAAGTTAACTCGTGATCAATATCAATCCAGCCGTCCTCTTCTTTGGGCTCCATCTCGCCCCTGCGCTCTCTTATCTGCAAGGCAAGTTTTTCCGTGTCCGTCAAAGGACGGTCCACAATGCCCTCTTCCTTCACAGGCAAAAGCTCTTCTTTGGAAAACTGAATGGAACCCCAGTCCCACGGCACTTGCAGCACACAGTAACGGAGAGCATCCGTTAAATCGTCCTGTATCTTTCTATTTTTCTCGGCGGGTGCGGTCATGAGCTCGGCACACATCTTCTCGCCGTCTTCAGTGTCGAAAATATCAAGCATCCCGTGCTTGAAAAGTGCGTTGAGTGTGTTGATGCCGTTAAACTTGCCTTTGTCGGCTGGGATAAAATTTTCAGATGCTCTCGAAGATATCAAACCAAATTCTTTACTCGCGTAATCGTAACACGCCTGCGTGACACTGATGCCGGCACGCATTCTTCTGTACTGATCCAAAATATCTCCGGCGGAAGTCTCCATCTCATCTCCGCGCCAGATCTTAAATACCGCTGCTTTGGTGTACTGCGGATTTACTGCCAAGAAAACAATCGCACCAGCAGATGGATGCGTGTTCAAATACGCTTTTCTACCGCTACCTACGTCGACCGCAGCATACACACGCCAATCCATTGAAATCGGATAGGGCTCCACAAAATGACGAGCCGCCTGAAAATGCGGGAAACGCAAATCATCATCTTTGACAAAGCGCCCGTACACACGCTTTTGTACTTCCGCCTCGGAGCTGCACTCACTCTCACGCTTTTTGATGCGCTCAAGCGACCAAGCACCCGGCGTGCCGTCCTCATAAAACTGACAGTCGTATAAAGAAACAACTTGCTTGTGCGCGCCCTTGAACGCCTCGTTTTCGTAACCAATGCGCTCCATGGTGCGATACCAAAGCATCTGCCCACGGGTGGCCGTGAACACCATACTAAAATATCCGTCAGTACTGGAAAGACGTGCGGCAAGTTCGTCGTAGTAGTCTTCCGGACACTCCTCATCAATGAAACACGCATGCAGCGTTGCGGACTGAAGATTTTTTACAGCCTGCGAGTAGTACTTAAAGTAAATCGTCACACCACTGTTAAAATGCACGCAATCGATTTCTTTTTTCTTGTACTCAGCCTTCCACCCGTAAACATTATGAATCTGCATGTCGCCACGAGGCATGAACTCTGGCACCCACTTTTTTTCAAACTCCGACGTTGCTGTTGCGGCATCGGGATAGAAGTACCAAAATTGCCTCGGAGGAAGATTTTTCTCCGGCCACAACTCTTTCCATAAAGTCTTGTTCGTTGCGTACTCAATCGCCTTTCTAATGTTAGAAGACGATTTTGAAATCTGGTTTCCACCAGTCAAAAATGAAATCTGATTTTTAGTCTCGAAAAATTCTCTGGCCCACTTGTACCACTTGAAACCGTACAAATGCGGAAGCTCAGCACGCTTTTTTGCACGCGCTGACTCAATCTTCCTTTTTACAACCCGCGCCTCGGCGGAGGTCATGTCAGGCTTGATTACCGCTTTCTGTATCTTCTGATTCAAGGGTCAAAACCTCAACTCTTTCCGGAGGTGAAGATAAAGGAAGCTTTTCCGTCTTGTCGGCAGAAATAATTTTTTGCACACGCGTGTCAATCGCATCAAGCTCTTGCAACGTAAGACGGTCAAAATCGGAAGGAGTCAAATTCATCGAAGTAGAGTGCTGCTGAATTTGCAGCTTTTGCGTGACCGCACCTCGTACTCTGTTGTCAGCTACTTGCTGAATCTTTAAAACCAACGACGCTAATTTGTAGTCGAATTTTCCCTGCGGAGTCTTCAAAGGCATGTTCAAAATGTCTTCGATCTTGCGGTTCGCACGATCAAGAATATACCGCATCGTCAATTCGTAACTTCTAGGCGGCAACGTGATAAATGCTACGTTCCAATTGACCTTCAAAATACGGTCGTAAAAGTGCGCCCTGTCGCAATGACGAGCCACAATATTTTTGATCTGCATCAGCTCACCGGCAAAAACTGCACGGTCGTATTCATCCCAAAATGAGAGCCTTAAACGGTTCATCAAAGCCGTCGATAAACGCACCTTTTCTAACTTGGGCTCATCCATTTGAAAGAGACTTGGAGCCTGCTCCAAAGCACGGCGGATCGCTAATCTGAACTCATCAGATTCAATCAGGTTCACCATGCTGCGAGGATTGTCGAAGTCAAAGCGCGAAAGCTCCGCTCCTTCTTGTAGGGCAAGTGCCTTACTCATGTAGGATGTACCTTTGGCGGCGGATTTTTGATTTTAATTTACAGTAGAATTTCAGGGTAATTTTAAAGTGTCAAGGGCAATTTTTAGATGGGTGCGATTTTGTTGGGGATTTTTGTTTTTGTGCGGTTTTCGTGTGGTTTTGTTTTTTAAAAAAAGAGGAGCAGGGGGCCTAGAAAATTAAATTTCCATCGTGACCCAGCCCCCCCGTTGATATTACGGGCCAAAATTTCCGAACATCCAAAAGTCCAATGATTACGGTAACTTGATCAACAAAACGCCGCCAACGGTCCAAAGATCCTTAAAGGAAAAAGGACAAAAGACTCATAAGAAGCCAATGCATCGCGGCGCGTAAGGCAAATTGGGACGTTTATAAAGGGGTTAAGGAAGGACCCCAGCGGCGACGGCTCCAGCGTACAGCATGGTAAATAGAACGGACGAAAGGGGCTCGGTATTAGCGCGCAAAATTCATAGTCCGTTAGCTTTACATACATTCCAAATGACAGGGGCGCTAAACTCTTAATCCTTTAGGTTGCTCCTTAACCACCAGCGACTAAGCCTTTAAAACCGCTAAAAACCCTTATTCATTAAAGCCACCATCACTTAACCCTAAGCTAATCCGCCCATCCAGCCACTTTAGCCTTGACGGAATTGATTCTTGATCAAACGATCAAACGATCAAACTGTAAACTAACGCAAAAAAAGCGCCCTCCTCGGCGCTTTAGTCACTTTATCTTTAGTCTTAACCCTAATCCTCACCAATCGCTGTCGTTTGATGCGTCAACGAAAGCGCACAGCAAAATCAAGATAGGTAAAGCAAACAGCAAACTCATCTCAAACTCCATTAGCGAAATAATAAAGGCAATCGTGACAAACTTCACCTAGGTTTAAAATCCGATTGCTAGTGAGGTCATAGCCACTGCAATCATAAACGCTCGTGCCGCCTTGACCGCAACAGTTGCACCCATCGTAGCTGAAATAAGAGCCGCTTTCGCTGTCGATTGCGGAGCAGCATATAACTCCCTCTGACTTCAAAAACTCATCGCAAATTTCAGCACGCGACATTTTAACGTCGTTCATTTTGTTATCCTCACTTTCACAAAATCAGTTTTCGCACCTAAGATTTCTGATTTACCCGAAAAGAAAATCATTTCATCGTCAGCGCTGGCGCCGATTTCGACGTGAAAGTCTTTGTGGTAAAAAATCTTTTGAAAGTTTACGTCCATAAGGAATTCAGTGTTCCTGCTCACAGGTTTTCTATCTTTTGAAAAAATAAAATCGGTGTTGGGGAAACTTTCCTGAACGATGGGAAACCTTGAAAGCGCTTTCCCATCAAAAAACTCAATCGTGCTTTCGGTGATGCTTATCTGATTTAAGAGTCTAGCCTTACTAATCGCTGTTAGTGCCGCATGGCTCAGGCTAACTTCGCTAACCGCCGCGCTAAGATCCGAGGGAATTGCTGTCACCTGCTTGAGCGCACCAAACCCATTTGTGCTAATCAACGTTAGTTTGCAATCCTTTATTATAAGTCGTGCCACTCTTCTAAAACCCATTCCGTTTTTATCCACGAGTTCTAGTGCTGCTTTCGCCATTTTGTTAAGCATAGAATTTTGTCCTTAGTTGAAAGCATAAAAAGTTTGGCCATCGAATTCTATAAATTTGCCTTCGCTTGTTTCAGCGTCCAGCCATCTAAGGAATTCTTGACGGTAAGCGATTGTGTCAACCATTTTAAACGTGCTTGACGCATCATAACTAAGCAATCCGACTTTAAAAGGCTCAACTCCGTCGTCAAGGTGTTCATCGAAAAGGCTTTCTAATTCCCTTTCTGACGGGGGCTCACATTCGGTCATTTCGGAGTCACAGCTAGGGCAAATAAGCGTTATCTCTTCTTCCCGTTTCTCAAAGTGGGTGCATTCATTGCAGCAATAATAAAAACTCATAATTTCACCCGACCAATTTGAAAGTTTTGCGAATTTCGATGTGGTAAGCCTTCACGCCCTCGTTAGCTAACGCTAACAAAGCTTTTGACTTAGTTACTTTGTTTAGGCTTCTAAAACGCGCTAGATAATTTCTATCAGGACAATTAGTCCATCGCTGATACTGCGCAAAGGTTAGCTTCTCGCTTATCTTAGAATGAATTCGCTCACAGGAATGAAACATAAAGCACCCATTATTTGCGCCCACTCCTTAGGCTGATTAGTCCTGCTTTAGTTATTGCACGCCTTGTGCCACCGATAATTCCTTAGCCTTTTCCGCCAAAAACCTTTGCGCCAGCGACTAGTTTTTAGTCAAAACATCGGTTTTCCCAGTCTTTTCGCTTTGACGCTTGTCTAATCCTTTGACACCCCGCATCCCATGGTCCACCGAAAAACTCCTCATATCGGCGCTAGGGGAAAACTTTTTGGGAATCCGAAAATCCAATTTTTGGCCACATCCTCTAAAAACGTCTAAAACAAATCCTGACGAGTTTTGTATAAAAAATGAATAAGGCTGATTACGGCAGCATTTGACGCAACAGCGTCAACTTTAGAGCGTTTAAACGGCATCCCATCACCGCACCCACTTTTCCAACCCTCCCCAACGGCGAGGTAATAGCTTTTCGGGAGTAGGTGACAGGAAATCACCTGTCCCTTTTAGTGCCGTCACCTTTAATCGTCACACCGATTTTCTTTTTTAATTTGCGGTACTTATTTCTTGAAAGTGACAGGTGACATATAAATTTATATATTATACGGGTGAGAAAGAGATATATGCATAATACGTGTGTGTATGTGTGATATATATATTAAGGTATCGAAAATTACCCGTCACCTGTCGCTTTTTGCTCTAACAAAATGATATCGCAGATAAAAACAAGGGTACAGGCATAAATTTTCGCCTGTACCCGTACCGTCACCCTGTCACTAACCGTCACACCGCCGTGACGAAATCATTGGCTTTATTGCAGATGACTTTGCCCGTCCTTACTTGGCACCTCATCGCCCTCAAATCCCTCAACGACGAGTTCTGGCCGATTATCGAATCCAAAAGTCCGTCTCGCAGAGTTGGTTAAGGTAAGCCCTCTAATGCCTCTGACCTGCTTTTGGCCCTTGATCTTAATCTTGGTCCTTAGTGAATCTGGCCACTGTTTGGCGATGGCCGCATATATTTTCCTTATAAGCTGGCTTGGCGGGTTGCCTTTCGCACTTGGATAATAAGCCTTGACAATCGTCTCAATATCGCACGCGGTGATAAAGCTCTTCTTCCAATCTTTCTCCGGCCTCTCAATGCACGCCGCAATCATCTCGTCAACCGTATCCTCGCCTTCTTTGTCCTCAAACACAGCTTTTATGCTTTCCGCAGCATAGGGGATTCTCTCGTGATTGGGGCAAAGCTGCATGTATAGCCGGTAGCATCGTGTAAGAAACGGGGCCGCCTCTTTCAAGAGCTCCGCGTCAAATTGTGCCTCAGAAATTTTTTTCACATCGCTTTCAAGAGGCTTAAACTCGAAGTACATCGCACGTTTTCTATTGGCCAATGTGTCATCCATTTTCGGGATCTTGTTACTAGAGAAAATAAACTTGCACTTCATCTTCACGCTCATCGCAGGCATTCCTTTGCCTTCAATGCGCACGTAATCATCTCCTGTTATAGACTTAAATGTGCCCGTGGAGACGAATGCCGGATTATCCTCATCGCCAAAGCAAACAAACCGTTTCCCGAAAATTTCGTACGCCCAAAAGTGTTCTCTCATTTTATTTGGTGCCTGTGTGCTGCACGCACTTCGCCCGAAAATGTTGTAAAGAAAACTAAGAAGCCGCCCTTTGCCATTATCTCCTTCTCCGTAAAGCCAGCAGTACTGTGTCCTTGAGGCTTCTTCATCGAAGAGGCTGCCAATCCACGCCATAAGTGGCTCTGGATTATCGCAGCGGCTGAGGATGCTATCAAAATAGGGTGTTTCACCTTCTTGATCTAATGAGAACGGAAGTTTTTCCCATGTCCATCCGTGGTGCTCGTGCGCCTGTTGTATGGAGTGTATGGAATCAGCCTTAATGGTTCGTGCCATATGCTGCATACAGCGCACAACGTCCTCAACGTTATTTGGTGCGGGGTTCTGATATTCAAACCCTAAAGATCTTCCGTAGTCGCAAACGGCGCGCCTTAGTCCTGCGATGGAAGTAGGCCGCAATATGTTAGTAAGCCGCCCTTCCTCATCTTGCAGTACTTCAGCGAACGTGACATTCGCAGTTAAGTCCTCCACGCAAACAAATCTTCTGCCGTGTGGCATATTTTTGGTCGCCGGATTTTCTATGTAGCCAATTGTCTCTGAGATAAGCTGCCGGTTTTTGACCCATAAAGAATTTTTCTTTTCAGAGGCACTATGCCCGCCTCCGCTTCCTCCGTCCCCTCCGCCATTTCCTCTTTTGTTCACAACTTTTTTGATGCTCACGACGTTTTCTTTGCTGTCTGCATTTTTGTCTGCATTTTCGTTTGCATCTTTTGCGCCTTCTAGTTTATCGCTCACACAAACCTCTTTACTTTCTGTCTTGTTGATTTTTAGTTAATTGTTAGTGTTGCTGCCGTTTTCTTTTACAGCGCCGCTGTCTCGTTGTCCTTTGCAGTATTCCTCATAATCCGCCGCCGCTGCTCTAAAGCCGTACTCGATTTGCCGACGCACCTCGTCTGCGCCGATGCCCATAAGGCTCACAGATCCATTGCACAACTCGAACACTTCCTCTTCTGTGTAGCCGTGCCGAGCCAAAGCAGCACCAATTCTGTAGCAGGCTTTGTGCCTTCCTCCGACTTCGACTCTGGATGTCAGATAAAACGAGACATCCTTTGGCCAATCGAGCGGAGATTTGGTGCCTCTTCTGTAAAAGAACTTCCGTTCCTCCACAAACTTCGACCAATGAAAAAGCCCGCCATCCTCACCAGAAAACACCGCGACATCTCCTACAGAGCGCCAAAAAAAGCGTGCGGCATCGGTGCAGCTATTGTCGCAAGGGAGCTCCGAGCAGAGGAGTTTCATCGTGTGCACATAATCCAGCATGCTAGTGCACTCGTCCGCGCAAACGATGACCCGAAACCTATCGCACGGAGGACTTTCGCCCTTTTGCTTTTGGTGGCTCTTAGTTGTGGCGAGGATGAATGGTGCTTTGGTACTGCAAAAATAGGCTTTTGCGTCTTCGAGTGTCCAGATGCCGGAGTCAAAATCAAAGGCCATGAGTGAAGCACTTACAAAGTTCTTTCCAAACCGCACGCCATTTTCCCATACACACGGGGACCAATTTTCCTTCATGATTACTTCTGACAGTTCTTTAATTGTGAGTTCTTTGGTGTAGAAATCTTTTTGATGCTTTGGGTTCATTGATTTGTTTAGAGACAGTGATACTACATGCTTTGAGCGCATTCTTTATTTCCATTGACTACAGTGTAAAAACTAAGTAGGTGTGCACTAAGAAAATTTTTGTGAGAGAACATCTTAGTCAGAATATTTCAGGGAGGGCAAGCGTTGAATTGGGAGGCCGTACTTAGCGACTATGCGCAGAAGCTTCGCGCCGTTGAAATTTATGACAAAAGGTTCGATGATTTGCGTGAAGACGTAAGAAAAATTTATTTGATCACGAAGGACCCCAAGGTGCGTGAGATGGCGCACCGGATGCTTTCTGAGCTACAAACACCTTGACAAATTTTTTCAAACACTAGCTTGGAGGTGCCTTATGCTCTGCCAGCACGAGGGTTTTTATGTGGCGGTGAAGTTACTAGCACTCTTTGGTGTGTTTTCTGTGTTGGCTCTTGTGGGCACACTTGCATTTCTAATTTTAACGCAAAAGAAGGTACGTGATGCGGAAAATATTTCTTCTCTTCGCAGTTAGTGGTTGTGCGTCCAATGATCCGTGCCTCATGCAGGAAGAGCTTGATCAGCAAGGTTGTACAACGTGTGAGTTGGCTACCTATATCAGAAGGCTTGAGAACGTAGCGAAGGCAGCTAAGAAAGCGGTGTACGACACAGCACACAAACCAGAATGTGTCGGAAAGCGTGGAATATTTTGTAAGTGCTGGCAGAAGGAAGTATTCGAGGCTCTTGTTGAGTTGGGAGATTACTAATGGACGAACACGATTCAATTTGCAGTACGGCATTGCACCACATGAAGATCAACGATTTGATTCATGAGTATGCTACTTTGAAACTTCAGAACAGAAAGCTGTTGGCTGTGGTTAATGCGGCGAAGGTTTGGGCTGAGCCAATTAAGGCTAGTTCGGTAATGGAATCGAGCGAGAAGAAGTCAGATAAAGATTCTAGGTTATATGCTGCCTTGAAAGAATTGGAGCGAGAATGACTACATTGGTTCGTCTCAAGGAATTGGCTGCTATGGAATGGCTTTGTGAAGAAAGTGTTGATGAAGTTTTGGATGCGTTCCCGAAGTAAATGGCCGTGGTTGATGCGGCAAAGAAGCACGCTGCGGCAAGTGTTGACTATCGACTTGGCAAGATCGCGGAAGCGGATTTAGCTGGGCACTATAACAAGCTAGTAAACTCGATTAAAGAATTGGAGAAGTCATAAATGGTATTCGGTAGCCATAATGACGATCAAATGTATGGTGATCCAATTGATAGTTGGAGAAAGAAGGTTTCTGAACTAGAGCAAAAACTCGCCATCGCTCGGGAGGCGTTGGAGCTAACGATTGATACGTTGGATCATTTTCAATATTCGGTACACGATTCAGCCGATACGAGATTCATGCAAGCTAGACTCGAAACTGCGCGAGCTGCGCTGGAGAAAATAACTAAGGAGTGAGAATGGGCTTCGCAATAGCAAGTAACAAAAAGTACAAGCCGCGAAAGCCTAACCATTTTTCATTAGAGCAACGGGACGCGTTTTTCTGTGCGACGCTTCAGCCGGATGAAATAGAAGTTAGGCACAGGTACTTAAATTATAAGGAAGCAAGAAAGCTTGCAAAGTGGCTTCTAAAAGCCGCTGATTACTTGGAGAGTAAAGAGAAATGATCGACATAGAACTCCCAATCCAGCCAATCAACAAAGCTACGTTCTCGCTAGAGGATTTGGCGGAGTATTTGGCTCACGCTGTTGATGAAACGCAGGGAGCATTTTTCAATGCGTATATGAGCAAACTTATGGATGCGTGTAGTATGAACAACTCGCATTGGCAGATGCAAGCAATCATGCTGAAAAAGTATTTGAACAGCGATGCGAAAGATTTTTTTAATTTTGTGGGAGTGGATGGATGAAACCAACAGTCGGGCGAATTGTGCATTACACGAATCTCGGAGACAAGGATGGGCGCTTTCCGCCAGAACAACAGGCGGCAATTATTACGCGAGTCATTTCTGATACTAGTGTTTCTTTAAAGATTTTCTACACTAGCGGCATGTTCGATATGGGTGATGTACCGTATTCCGAGGCATACGAGCGCGGTCATTGGTCGTGGCCTGTTTTGGAGAAACTATAATGGACGAACACGATAGCCTAGCCAGCCATGCTCTAAACAACATGACTCTGAATGAGTTGGCAAATACTTATGCTGATTTGGTTTTGAAATTGCGGACGGCAAAAGAGGCGTTGGAATTCTACGCTGACGGCGCAAATTACGCAGGAAAATGCGACGACTACCAAGATCCGAATTGCCCGATATGGTCTGAGACAGACAACGATAGAGGCACCCGCGCCCGCGCTGCATTGGAGAAGTTGTGAGATTGCTTTGTTGGTTTAGTTGTGGTGCAACTAGCGCAGTTGCTACGAAGTTAGCTTTGTCTGACTGGCAAGGTGAGACTGTTGTTGCTTATTGCGATACTGGCGGCGGCGGATCTCGAAATACAGGAGATTACAGCCGGTGCTGTATGAATAATGCTTATCGCGGATGCCCCTTTCCGCTACCAATATTTGATGAAGGAATAGCGAAACAGCGACGAAAAGATGGATTTAGGAGCGTCAGTAAATGACCCGCATTGACGATATTAAAAAGAGGCTGGCATTTGCTACACATGGCCCTTGGACACCGCAAGGTAAAGACGTTAGGGCGATTTACAGACACTTCGATCACATGGTTTGTTTAGCTTCGACCGAGCTGAATGCTCAACTAATCGCCCACGCTCCCTCAGATTTGCAGTACCTACTTGACCGGGTTGAGAAGTTGGAGGCGGTGGTTGAGCAAGCAAAGAAAGTTATTGATGACTACGCTGACCCGCACGCATTATACGAACTAAAACAACTATTGGAACAACCATGACCCGTAATCCAAACGATCCATTAACGGCATACAGTCTGAAGCACTACGCAGCTATTTCTGCGCTAAAAGGAATAATTGCCCATGAAGGCGCGCCAGCAAAAGATAACTTAGATTACAAATCCGTCGTGGAAAACGATGTCGCAAGAGCGATTGATTACGCAGATAAACTTGTGGAGCGATTGCGTGAATGAGTTAGAACGCCTTAAGGTAGAGCACGCAGACAAGGTACTAAATACGCTGCGTGTGGCTGTTGATTTTGGCTGGGACTTCTGCGAGACACATTCGCACGAAGAAACCTGTACCTGCCATATTGAACATTTAGAGGAATTGCTCTTATCATATGAAGAGGCCCTACGGAGGCTAAAGCAATGAGAGGCAACCCATGTCAAAAAATGAGCCAAAGACCTTAGCTGCCATCAAGATCAAGGCCACTCCTTTTTGGAGGGAGCTCATACTTGTTTCATGCTTACTACTGGCTTTTATAATGGCTATTGCGGGTTTCGCTTTTTTTCAAGTTCTGGTATGTCAGCAAGATTACCCGCACATGGATTGGAGAAAATGTCTTGATGGACCAGAGATCAGAGCGAGCCGTATTTAAGAAAAAAGGTAACGGGTCTTGGCGCATCTCCCATGACACAGGATACACAGCAATTTGCGGTATCTGTCTAAAAGCTCACGGGGTTGATGAAGGTCTTATTGGTTGTGAACGGGTCTTAGAGTTTCGTCCTTGTCCCACACATGATGGTGTCCCCAACTGGCGCACCGCACTATCCGAGAACAGAAGAAGGTAGTGAGTGGATTAACGAGGCGGCCACTCCCGCACCAATGCGCAAGAATTACTTCTTGCCGCCGCCTTTTTTTGGCTTATTCTTCTTAGCCTTGGTCATAAAGTCCTCCCATGACTTAGTGTGTATAAATAGAATGCAAAACTTTTTAGGAGATTGCAACACATGGATACAGCGGCGAATGTCAGTGTCTTAATAGCGACCGCCTCGGTGATTGTTTTATTTGCGGGCAATGTGATCAAACACTATTTTGATCGCCATCAGATTCAGCAGGACCGCCATCAGACAGAGCTGCAAGAAATCAATAAATCTCTTGCCGTGGTGCTGCACCGTCTCGGCGAGATGGAAAAAGACATCAACGGACTTGGTACGCTTGTACGAAAAAAGCTCGTCTAGCCGCCAATGCAGCTAGACGATACGACAGAAGGGAAGGATTCAAATGGCTACAAATCCTATCGGCAAGACTGAGTTTGACTTTAGGGGAACGCCGTGGAAACACCAATTGACCGCTTTGGAAATGTCGAAAGAGCAGCGCGATTTTGCTTTGTTTCAAGAGATGGGGACAGGTAAGTCATACACGGCTGTTTTGATTGCGCGGTGGAAGATGCACACGCACGGTGGCGCGATGAAGGTCTTAGTTGTGACTCCGCTTATTACTTTGGATAACTGGGTCCGTGAGTGGACGGAGCACTCGGCACTGAAGGCTAGGGCTTTGAAAGGCTCTTCGGAGCGTGTGATTGAAGACATCAAAACGGCTAAAGAGAAAGTGCTAGTAATAAACTACGAAAAGCTTCACGCCAAAAAGGGCGAGCTTTTGGCGGCACTGAAGGAATGGTGCCCTGATATCCTTATCGGGGATGAAATCCATAAGTGTAAAGATCCAAAGACCTCCCGAAGCAAAGCCATGTTTGAACTTTCTAAGATAGCTAAACATCGCATCATCATGACCGGAACACCTATCCTAAATTCACCTATGGATATTTTTGGGCAGTTTAAGATTTTGGATCAAGGTGCGAGTTTTGGTTTAAATTTTTTTACTTTTCGCAACAAATATTTTTTTGATGCAAACCGCTCAATGCCTACGCATATAAAATTTCCTAATTGGAAACCTTATCCTTCTACAATCGATAAAATTTCAAAGATTATTTCAAAAAAGTCCATTCAGGCGAAAAAGAAAGATTGCCTTGATCTTCCTCCATTGGTACGAAAGACCATAAGCATCGAACTTTCCGCCGAGCAGAAGAAGGCTTATCTTGAGGTCGAGCGTGACCTCGTGACGTACATCGGCGGATCGGTTGCGATGGCGAATATTGCGCTTGTTAAGGCGCTGCGTCTTATGCAGATCGCATCTGGGCATCTTTCAGTTGAGGACATCGCAGGAAAGGAGAAATCAATTCATGAGTTTTCAGATAATCCTAAAGCCTCTGCTTTGGCCGATATACTTTCTGATGTCGCTCCTCACCATAAGGTTCTCGTCTGGTGCAATTTCAAGGCAAATTATTCAGCCGTCCGAAGGGTGTGCGAAGGTCTTAAGATTCCGTCAGTCGAGATACACGGCGACGTACCGAACGCTGAGAAGTTTAAGAACATCGACCGTTTTAATAATGACCCTGCCGTGCGGGTTCTTATTGGCAATCCTCAAGCAGGTGGCATTGGGATTAATTTGGTTGCTGCTAGTTACTCAGTTAATTTTAGCCGAAATTTTTCGCTTGAGCACGCCCTACAAAGTGAAGCTAGGAACTACCGAGGCGGAAGTGAAATTCACGACAAGATCACGCAGATTGATTTGGTAGCCAAGGATACTATTGACGAAGCCGTGGCAAGGGCTTTAGCAAATAAGGAAGAGATTGGTCTCAAAGTTTTAAAGGAGATAGTTGGTGGACTATAAGGATGTGACGTTATCGGATTTGAAGGGTTTGGTTGCAGAGTTGCGCGATGTTCGCTCGCAAAAGGATGGCCTAAATGCGCAGCTTTCAGAGCTAGAGAAAAACAAAAAGCGGTTAGAGGATAAGATTATCCCAATTTTAGAGCAGAGTAACTTGACGAGTTTCAATTGCGAGTTTGGTCGCGTAACCCGATCAGCAAGGTTTTCCGTCAAGTTTCCAAAGGACGATCAAGAGAAGAAAGCGGCACTTAGGGCTTATCTTGACAGCAAAGGAATTTTTGATGACAGTTGGACATTCAACCATCAGTCGTTAAATTCTTTTTACAAGGAGGAGCTAGAAGCCGCTGCGGCAAGAGGAGATGAAGATTTCGAGATTCCGGGCCTTGAGGCCACAACCGACGTAACCTTATCATTTACTAAAGGATGAACCATGACAACCAAAGCAGTCGCAATACAGGCCACAAACCTTCCGTCAACTTTTTCAGGTGGCGGGACCATTGATACAAAAGACCTTGTTTTGCCCCGTGTAGTTTTGCGCCAGAACACCTACGAAAAAGAATACATGGCGGATTTCAATGCAGGAGACATCATCCTTCGTCCAGACAACATTGTGCTAGGAACGAAGGGCAAGCCCGCGCACTTTGTTCCAATTGGTGTAAGCAAAGTTTGGAGCATCGTTGAGATGACAAGCGGCAAGGCTAAGACAATCGGCAGCGAGCCTTTCACGCAAGAGAAAAAAGAGCTTCAATGGGAAGTGGACGGCAGGACGTTCCGCCGTGACGTGACATATAACGTGCACATGCTATTTTTGCGTGACCTTGAAGCGCAGGTAAAAATGTTTG